TCCCAGCCGTTCGTTGACTCAAAATTGGTTCAACTTGAAACGGCTGGAAGTTTGCAGAATGGTAAGAAAATTTGGGTATTGGCTAGAATAGTTGACAAGGGTTCGGATATTCAAATCGCTGGCGACGATGTTGTGCGAAAATTTATCATGTTGTCAAATAGTCATGACGGTTCAACGGCCATTCGCGTGGGTTTTACGCCGGTTAGGATTGTATGTGCTAACACTTTAAAGGCCGCTCACAATTCCGATGTTAGCCGGTTGTTAAGAATACGCCATACAAGGAATGCCCAAAGTGCTCTATTGGATATTCAAAACGCAGTTGACCTAATTAATCAGGAATTTTCTGCTACGGCTGAACTGTACCGATCAATGGCGGCCAAGCAAATAAACAGGAGTGACCTCAAGGCGTACGTCAAGGTTGTGTTAGGCCATACTGACGCCGACGATCAATTGAGTACCCGCGCTAAGAATCAGATAGACCGGGTTATCAGCCTATTTGAATACGGACGCGGGAACAATCTACCCGGTGTTAAGGGTACTGTATGGGCGGCCTATAATGCTGTTACTGAATACTTGACTCATGAGGCTACCGATAACGCCGACAAGCGATATTCCAGCCTATGGTTCGGGCAAAACTCAGCACGAAACGAACTGGCCTTGAATGAGGCCATGAAACTAGCGGCATAACAAATAAACCAAGGCCATGGACGGCCATTTTAAAGGGGAAAATACAATGGGTACTAGGTCAATTATAATTGTGACGGGTAACGGTTCAAGGGGCGAAAACACTTACAGGCTATATAAGCATTGGGATGGTTACCCTTCTGGGAATCTTCCAATCATTGCCAAGGCATTGGAGCGATCGGCTGTACTGCTCAAGGCTGAAGAAAAATTCCCAGTGAGATCACGCGCAAAATTGTCCCCTGAATGCCTAGCCGGGTTGATTGTAGGGGAATCGACGGGTCTTTACGGGATCGGCGCTAGGATTGAGGACATTTACAGTGAGGGTTTTAGTCTCAAAACCCTTGGGGACCAATGCGACTTGGAATGGGTTTATGTTGTGGACTTGGAAAACCGGGTTGTGGAAGTTTTTGGCGGGTTCGGGGACGGGAAAACCATTGTAAATAAAGGAATGAGGGACCCGCGAAAAGACGCCGACGAACGTGATTTGCTTGAAATCAATGAGGCCATTGAATTGATTGAACGCTCGGGTTTTCAGGTCAATGGGAAAAATAAAACAATCAAAATTGCTGTAAAGGCATAACAGTAAAGGGGTAAACCATGAAAATGCAAAATCAAAACAAGTACACTGGCGTAAAGCATTCAATTGAGTTCGACTCTGAAGACATTGGTCAAGCAGTTAATCACATTGAAAAATTCCTTGAAACGGTCTATGGATTTGAAGTTTTCCTCAATTTTAAAACTCAATTTGATTTTTATGAGCCAAGCGAACCAAGGAAACCAAGGAAGAAAAAATAGCCGTAAAGGCCATAACAACCCCGCCAGTGAGCGGGGTTTTTTATTTGGTAGGGTTGACGCCAGTGACAATCGTTGAATTGATTGGGGATTGTGGGAAAATAGAGGGTTTTAGGGTTATAAGGGGATTTAAGGCGCTGGCGCTGATGGGGCTAGAATGGCCGCTGGCGCGCGGGAATGTTGTGAGGGTTAGAATGGTATAGAATGGCATAGAATCGTTAAAATGGTATAGAATGGTATGGAATTGTATAGAATGGATCGGTGTTTTAATAGAAAAATAAAATCCTTTAAAATAATCAACCACTTATAATGGCCATTAAATAAAGACAACAATATCAGCAACTTACCTAAGCCCGTTCAATTAACAAATGTATTTTGAACGCCCACTGTGTACGATTGTACTCACCATACAAGCGCCTGATTCCTTAATTGTATCATTAGGTTAGAACGTAATTGCAATTGGAACCCACTTAAAATCGTTCCAATTGGGAATGGCTTGTAAACCGGCGAAATATATATTGAATACGGAACCCTCAATTGTATCAGTTACTTACGACCCCGCGCTTGTTACCGCGCTGGTCAACCGGAACGCCAGCGCAACTGCCTGTAACCATTCAGGAATCCAGAAATGGGGGGGTGGGGGGTAAATTGCAAAAGCAATTGCATTGCTCCCTTCCAAATTTTTTTTTAAACTTAATCCACACCTCATTCTTTAATCACGGAGCAATTATGTCTGGCAGGCCAAGGCTAATCCCCACGGGGGCTGAAAACGACTTATACGATGAAACAAACCCCACCTCTTTAATCAACCTTCTCCCGACCAGACTTGTTCCTATCTTCAGGCGCGTTAGAACTAAACTACCCCGTATGATGTATTACAGCGAACGTGAGCTTCGTATGTACCTCAAGCCTGATGAACGTGATGACCGTCTAAGGCTTTCATTCTGGGACGAATATAATGCTTCCACCGCCTCCGGCAAAAAGATGTCGATGCACACCATTATGAACGGATGTTGCGGTTGGGAAGTATGGGTTAGCGTCTACGAACCCAATAACCACAAGATGTGTTGGATCTTCTGTCCTCCGGCAAGCTACGCCAATCAAATGAAGGTTATTTTACAGCATGGCATGGACCGCCTCTTAGAGATCATGCAGCTTCCTTTAACCAATAAAGACGGATCAGTTAATACCAAGGTGGCCACACTTGTTCTCAAGGCTTGGCAGTTAGCTGACATGCGCGTCAAAGGCGGCATCATTCAAAAGATGCAAGTTGAACAAAAGACCCTTCAAATTAACAGTACAATGGAAGAAGCCAAAGCCTTGTCTGTTTCTGGCATGGACATTCACGAACTTGAAAGCCTAGAAAAGCGTATCGAAAGGGCCAAGCGTGACCAAATGCGTTACCTCAAAGAACTAACCCCCGCGCAACGTGAATCCCTTCACCGTGGCGGCGAAGTCCTTGAGGATCTTGAAAACTATACTAAAATAGGTGACAGGACCAATTTTCCTGCCATTCCAGACCTGCCAGACGTTCCAGACGTGGACGTAGATTTAGAGGCTGAATATGATGAAACACAACAAGAATGCCAAGGCTAAGAAGGCCGATCAGCAATCTCAGGCATTAAGAAGAACAAAAATGTCTTCAGCCTTAGCTGCTAGGGCTGTCAACATGGACCCACTTACTTATCAACAGACTTTAGTTAAAGCCCGTATCGAAGAACTAAAATCTGATTTACCGCACCTCTATGGCTGGAAGTGGTATCCGTGGGCAAAAGAATTTTTTGAATCACGAAACAAGATCAACCTTCTTTGTGCAGCTAACCAGATTGGTAAATCATCTACTGCCATTCGCAAAAATATCGAATGGGCATGCAACAAAAAGCTTTGGTCAGAACTATGGGAAACAGAACCAAAACAATTTTGGTACTTTTACCCAAGTTCAGAAATTTGTACGTCCGAAGTCGAAAAAAAATGGATACCTGAGTTTTTGCCACGCGGAGACATGAAAAATCACGAACAATATGGTTGGGAAATTGAGTACAGTGGATCAGACGTTGTAGCACTACATTTTCGCAGTGGGTGTAGTATCGTGTTCAAAAGTTATGGTCAGAAAACTTTGAACTTGCAAAGTGCGACCGTCCACATGATTACAGCCGATGAGGAAATGCCAGAAGAACACTTAAACGAATTACTAGCAAGGCTTCGCGCAACAGGCCCCGGTTATTTCAACCAAGTCTTTACAGCGACCCGCGGTTTACAAGTGTGGTATCGCGCAATGGAATGTATCGGCACTTCTGAGGAAGTATTTCCTCACGCTTGGAAGCGAAGCGTGTCAATGCGTGACTGTCAATATTATACTGACGGAACACCAAGCAAATGGACTGATGAAAAGATCAAAGAGGCTGAAAGTTTTTGCAGTACCAAATCAGAAGTCCTAAAAAGAATTGAAGGCCGATTTGTTCGTGACGAAGGCCGAAGATATTTGGCTTTCGACCCTGACCACAACACCCTTACACCAATAGAAGTTCCCAAAGACTGGCGCTACTATGCTGGCGTGGATATTGGTTCTGGCGGCAAGGGCCGTTCCGCCGGGGCGGTTGTTATTGTCGCTGTAAACCCAGAAGCCACTTCTGGGCGTGTTGTAAAAACATGGCGGGGGGACTACGAAGAAACCACGGCTAAAGATATCTTGGACAGATATAGAGATTTGACAAAAGGTATAGTAATTACACAGGCTTGCTACGATTATCAGTCTAGGGAATTTGGACTCATAAGCATGCGTTCTGGCGAACCATTTATGCCTGCCGACAAGAACCGTGATTCCGGCGAACAGATTTTGAATACTCTTTTTCAAAGCCGCGCTTTAACCATTGACGACGGGGCCTATGATAATCGTAAACTGGTAACAGAATTAATGTCAGTCCCGGCTGGAACCAAAAACAGAAAATACCAAGATGATTTAACTGATGCACTACGTTATGTGGTCAAGCTAATTCCTTGGGATTTCCCCAAGATAGCCCCCGGTAGCGGCCTTGATAAGTTGGAGGAACGTGATGACGTACCAAACGCAGAATGGACCGAACAAGAATTTGTTGCATGGGAAATCCGACAAAGGCGCGGAGAAATTGACGAATTTGAAAGAAAAGACGAAAACTGGGCGGCCTTCCGGGACGAAGTTGAAGCATGGAACGAAATGTATGGAAGTTGAAGGCTTTAAAGTCGATGAAATATTGAGTATTATAGAACGGTGCGACTCTCATAACGTGTCTGAGCTAAAGCTTGGCACCTTTGAGTTAAAATTTAAAACGGGCTACAAGGAAAATGTAAGCCTGCCAAATTTTATACAACATAGCAATCTGCCGGACAGCGATGCAAAATTTGAAACTCCTTCTCCAGTAGACAAGGAGCTTTTAGAGGATGTCCGTCTGTCTCAGTTAATGATCGACGACCCTTTTGGCTTTGAGAAGGAAATTCTAACCGCTGAAGCTAAAAGGAGCTTAAATGAAGGCGCACAAAATTGATGAACTGAATAAACTTCACGAAGATTCCAAGTCACTAGACCGGGAAGCTATCGCTGAAATGCGTTCAAACATTTTGCTTGTCTCAGGCGAACACTACAGCCGAAGACTAAATGAACTTTGGCAAAGAACCCGCGTCAACGGCATGACGCAGGACCCTTATCAACTTCGCATTACAAAAAACTGGTTGCATCGTGCTCATCGTGTTTACGTCAATTCAATTATGACACAATCCCCAGACGTAACTATCACACCAAGAAACCAAACAGAATTACAAGATCAAAAATCCGCAGAACTTAATCTAGCCGTATATCAATACTTAAAAGACAAGCTAAAAATGGGCGCATTGTACCGTGATTTGTGCGGTGACTTCTGCGGCATTGGTGAAGCTTGCGTTAAAATTTTCTTTGATCCGACAAAAGGAAAATTAAAAGGCTACGAACAACAAATTGACGAAGCAACAGGACAGCCTGTTTTTGATGAAATGGGACAACCTGTTTCCGATGAATCTAAACCTGTTTTCACAGGTGAATTTGTTATTGAACGTGTCTTTGGACAAAATCTTTTCCGCGATCCCGGCTGTATGCAAATGAAAGATGCAAAATGGCTTGGCATAGAAAAGCTTGAGTCCACAAGAACTTTGAAAGAACGATATAAGAATGATCCTGATAAGCAAAAACTTATCACAGAATCTAGCGGCGAATTTGTAGTTTTTGACACAATGAAAAACGGATATGGCCGCGAAAAAGATCAAACACTACTTTTAGAATATTATTTCAAGCCTTCAATCGAATATCCTGAAGGATACTATTACATCACTACAAAAGCTGGAATTTTGGAAGAAGGTCCGCTGCCAAATAGCATTTTCCCGATTGTTTGGGTTGGCTTTGATGAGCACCCAACAAAACCACGCGCAACAAGCTTGGTAAAAGTGGCTAGACCGTGGCAGGCAGAAATAAATAGAGCAAGTTCTCAGGCAGCACTTCACAGTATTACGATTGGTGAAGACAAAATCCTATATCAAGCTGGAACAAAAGTAGCTCAAGGCAGCCTTTTGCCCGGTGTTAGAGGGATCACCTATCAAGGTCAAGCGCCGCAGATACTTCCCGGACGTACTGGCGAACAATTCTTTGAATATATTCAGTTACAAGAGCAAGAAATGGGCCGCGCCCTGATGATTGACCTTGTTGACGAAGAAAAAATGAATAATCTTGACCCCATGGCCATGATGTTTAGAAGCATGTCTCAAACCCAGAAATTTAGCATTTATGCTACCAAGTTTGGTGAATTTTTGGTGGATCTTGTCAAAGTTTTGCTAGAAACAGCCAAGTTTTACCTAGAAGGCGATGAACTTATCGCCGCCATTGGCCGCGCCGAAGTTATAAACATCCAAGAATTTAAAAGCACGACTGAATTAAGTCATTCCATCCAAGTTTCTGAGCAAAACAACTCAATTGAAACTAAACTTGGCAAGCAATTGGTTCTTAATCACATATTGCAGTATGTCGGAACCAATTTGGAACGTGATGACATCGGAAAACTCATTCACGAAATGCCGTTTGGGAACTGGAAGGAGACATTCTCTGATTTCACGCTTGATTATCAGAATGTTAAGAATGATTTCCTTGCAATTGAACGCGGCGAAATGCCAATGGTCACAAATTCAGACAATTCTGATTACATTCTTAAACAAGTCGCTAAAAGACAAAAAGAACGTGACTTTAAGCTTCTGGACCCGGCAGTTCAGGATCTTTATGCTCAATATCAGCAATTGCATGAACAAAAAATGGCTGAAGAAGCTCAAGCTGTCAAAGCAGCACAGTCTGAGTTCATACCTACGGGTGGCGCAATGGTCGCAGCCGACATGTATGTACCCGATGCCGACCCTAACAAAACTCCTAAGCGCGTTCGCGTCCCATACCAAGCTTTAGATTGGTTGTTAAAACAACTTGAACAGCAAGGCATGTCGATGCAAGCTATGGAGTCAATGAATCAAGCGCAAATGTCTGAAGTAGCACAAATGCTATTAGGGCAAGGCGCACAACAAGGACAGGCAAGTCCGGGAGTTATGACATGATGTTAGGTGTAGAATCGGCAGTTCCAAGTTCACAACCAGTAGCAGCGTCCGCAGGCCAAGAATCGGCCCAAACGACAGCTACAACAGACGCAGCAACGGAATCAACGGAAGCAACAAGTACAGCGACCGAAACTCCCGAACCTGCGGCAGCGGCAGGCAAAAAAGCATTTGGTGGAATCGGTAAAAAAGAAGTCGTCAAAGAAGTACCAACTTACAACCCAAACTATAAGTTTAAGGTTTTAGACAAAGAGTATGAAATTGATGAATTTCTTCGTCCGGCAATTAAAGATGCCGACACCGAAAAGAAAATTCGTGAAATTTACGAAAAAGCATACGGACTTGATTCTGTCAAGGCTGACCGCCAAACTCTAAAGTCTGAACTGTATGAAACCAGAGAAAAAATGGCCGAAACAGAGAAAGCTTTGGAAACTATTGGAAGTTTTGTCAGGGAAAAAGACTACGACTCATTTTTTGAGGCGCTGGAGATTCCCAAAACAGAAATAATGCAGTATGCTTTACAATTAGTACAGCGCGAGCAAATGCCGCCTGAGCAAAAGGCGCAATGGGAAGCAAGCCGCCAAGCCCAACAGCAAGCTAGGTACTACCAAGCTCAAAATGAGCAATTGATTGCCAGCCAGCAACAATTTGCCGTTCAGCAAAGAACATTTGAGCTTAATCAAGTCGTCGGAAGCCCTGATGTAAAAGTGGTTGCTGACGCATACAATCAAGGGATGGGCAGTCCCACGGCGTTCCAAGATTATGTAATTCAAATCGGTCAAGCTTACGCTGCGCGAGGACATGACATTCCAGCGCAACAGGCGGTCGCAGAAGCCATTAAGCATTTAAGAGCAATCAACCCAAGTCTGGGACAGGTTGCGGCTCAAAGCCAAGTGGTTCAGCCTTCTGCAAAGCCAGTGATACCGAATATTCAAGGTCGCGGAACAAGCGCAGTTAAATCAACAGTTAAGTCTCTTGATGACCTGCGTAAAAAAGCAAAAGACTTGGCAACAAACGAACCAATTTATTAATAATTAGGAGTATAAAAAATGGCTACTACAAGGCTGTTTCAGGATTTACTCAATGAGTATCTACCTAACAGAATGATTTATGAAGAATATATTAAACGCGACTGGTTCCTTTCCAACCTTGAAATTGACAATGGCTGGCAAGGTTCCAAAATCGTCGTGCCGTTCAAAGGCGCGTCCGCGTCTTCCGTAGAATTTGGCCAATTGGCTGGCGCTAACGACATTGCTTCTAGCAAATACGTTCGCGGTTCTATCGACGGTTACGTTGAAGTTTGGGGTTCTATCGTTCTTAATCACCGCGATCTTATGGATCACGAAGGCCGCATCCCTGAAGCTACCTTCTTGAAACTGATTCCCGGTGAAGTTGACGGAATGCTTGACACCATGAAACAAGTTGTTTCGACACAACTTGCAAGTGGAAGCCATTTCGCTAAATTGATGACTGATGGAACGGCTGGCGGTCAATTTGAAGTTGACCACATTGACCGATTCCAACTTGGTCAAAAACTTCAACTTGATGACGGCGATAGCGCACCGCTAACTGTTTACGTTACAGCTATTGACGTAAACGGCGCTTCTGTAGGAACAGGCAAAGTTACTGTTTCTGCGGCTCGCGATGGCGCTCCTGCTAACGTGTCTGCTTACACCGTTGCGGCTGGCGCAAAATGCTATCACCCCGGTGTTTTGGACAACGGTGCTTTCACATCTATTCGTGAAACACTTTTGAGCGCAGCAAACGGCGGTAGCGCAACCGTTCATGGACAGTCTAAGCTCGCGTACCCCATACTCCAAGCGGTTCAGATCGACGGATCTGCGGTGACGGCAAGCAATATTTTGGACAAGCTATTTGACGGCTATACTCTTGTTCGTCAAAAAGCTAAAGGCAACGCTAATACAATCGTTATGAGCTTTAAACATCTAGGTCGCGTTATGAAGCTCCTAGAAACACAAAAAGGCCCATTCGTTGTAACTAAGCAACCTTCTGCTTCGCTATACGGCTGGACTGAGATCGAAATTACTTCGGTCAAAGGAACTTTGAAACTTGTCGGACTTGTTGAGATGGACGACGATGTTATTTTCTATCTTGACCTTAAAACTATGGTATTCCGCACCCGTGGTGGATTCCGTCGTCGCAAGGCTCCAGACGGAAAAGAGTATTATGAAAGCCGCGCAACAACTGGTTATAGTTACATTGTTGACCAATGTTTATTCGGTGCTTTAGAAGTAAATGCGCCGGGACATAACGCAGTAATGCACAGCATTCCTTAATGCTATGATTGGGGCGGTGCGGCTAGGATGGCCGCACTTCCCCATTTATAATGGAGTAAATCATGGCTGATACTGGACATCTAAAAACTCAAGCTCACGAACTCATCAAGCAACACTGTGAATATGATGGGCAAGGAAGAATGACTGTAGTTTATACCGTTCAAGCTGAAGCTGAAGACGGAACGCCATGCAGTCGCGTTAGATATGCCTACGATGGACTAACAACTAGAGTTCTATTTATGAAAGAAGAAACGGCTGTCTGGGATTCGTCTTGGGAGTTGTTTTAATATACTGGGAGATCAAGGATGATCTTTAATCATCACCGGTTTCAAATTTGGAACCAGAACCAGCACCCGTTTGTTCATAATATGTCCGACTTTGGATATGCAAATCCAAATCTTCCGGGCATTACAAATATGCAAGGCGCACTAGATTATTTAGTCGCTGTTATTTACCCAAATGCAAAACCAGCCGTACAAACTTACGCCGATCTTCCTTTGGTCGGAAACGTAATTGGTGATTACCGCGTCGTAAATGACGGGGGCGACGGAAGAAGTGAAGGTTGGCGTTGGGAACAGCGTGAAGGCGAAGCCGCTCCTAGCTGGCACAAGATTTACGATGTAGATTGGTCGATGGACTCAATCTTAGCTAGCTGGCAAGGTCAAACATTAGGATTTTACGTCCAGAAAATCGGACATGACGATGCCGATGAAACTGGCACACCAATCACAGGCATTTATGCTGGCCAAAGAATATTCGGCGGCGCTTCTGCCAATACAAATTTAACATTGTCAGCAAATTCTGGGGACGGCGCAGGCCCTCAGACCGGATTTGTTCAAGTAACAGATAGTTTTAGACCTACGCTTGATAATTCATTAAGCCTTGGAACAACCGATGAACGCTGGTCTTCTGTCTGGTCTTATGATCTTGTTGCTGGAACAATGGCGTTGTCAGGCGGATCTATTACAGATTCAAGTGGCGCAATTGACTTTGGATTATCAAATTTAAGCACTACCGGTTCTGTTACAACAGGAACAATGGTTCTTTCGTCTGGTTCTATCGCCGATAGTTCTGGGGAAGTAGACTTTGGTTCTAGCGACATAAGAACAACCGGCGATGTTTATGCTGATAGCGTTGTTTTGTCTGGAACTTTAAATCTTCCATCAGGTTCTCAGGTTGCAGATTTTACTTTCACAAATGGAAACATAAACTGCGCCACACCAACAGTAACATTAAATGCACTCAATTTGAATACGACCGGATCTGTTACAGCCGGTCTTTTAAATGTCGATAATTTAAGTATTGATGGAAATACAATTTCCACTACGGCCTTAAACCAAGATTTAATCCTGTCTGCTAACGGAACTGGAAAAATAAACGTAAGCAGTCAAATAATAACATCAAGCGCAATAAGCGTAACAAGTGCGCCCGTTTCCGTAACTGGAGCCGGAGCTTATCTTGATGTAGGAAACTTAAGAATAAGCAATTTTGTTATTGCTTCTCTTGGGGTCGGATCAAGCATTGTATTGCAGCCTAACGGCGGAAGTGTTGGTGTTTCTGGTCCAGTAAATCCAAATGGCGACAATATCCGCGACTTTGGAACAGTCTCATCAAGGTGGAGAAATTTATATTTAGCGACCAATTTGTCTGACGGAACAAATACGTTTACCGTTTCAGATTTAATGAAGTTAAAAGACGTAAACTTTAGAGACTCTGGAAGAACTCAGGCCGCTCAAATAGGCGATTCTCTTTTCTGGGATGGATCAAGGTGGCTTGCGTCCGCTCCAGACACAGAGATAGCTCACGCATCTTTAAGCGGATTAACAACTGGAGATTCTGGTCACACCCAGTTTGCTTTATTGGCAGGAAGATCGGGTGGACAGTCTTTAATTGGTGGGACCGGATCGGGCGAAAGCATTACGCTTCAAAGCACATCACATGCGGTTAAAGGATTTATTGTTGTAAGCGATACAGTTTCTCCTTTGACCGATGCGTCTTATTCCGGGTCATGGTCTGGGATTGATCTTGGTCGTTCGACCTATAGATTCAATGATGTATATACTGCCGGTGAATTTAAAGGTTTACGGGTTGAAAATGTAGGCACATTGCCTTCGTCTTCTTCGCAAAAAGTGGGAAGGCTGCTATACTATACATCCGACCAAAACTTGTACATTGATACTGGTTCCACCGTTAAACAAGTGGGTGGAAGCCGGGTATATTATGAGACTGTATGGGATGGAACCCAGTCTGTTAAAGACATAACCGTTTCTGGGGTTGATGCCCGTTTTGCAATTTGGCAGCTAAAAGATAATACCAATGACTTTGATGTAATTTATTGTAGTATAAAGGCAACGTCTTCAACAAACGTAAGAATAGACTTAGGTTCGCCACTTCCGGCGGGAACCTACCGGCTTGTAGGAGTTTAAGATGGCAGGCACAAGAATTTATGGACCATTAATCAGGGCGCAGCTTGAATTGCTTGCGTCAGACCCATCAACTGCTTCGGGATTGATTTACTTCAATACCGGCGACAAGCTGATGAAGATGTATGATGGAACAGACTGGCAAAAGCTTGTAACTGAGTCTTCGGTTCAAGACTTATCTGTCTTGCCAATAATTACTCCAGCTAAAGGCGGACTTGGCGCTGATGCAAGTGCTTGGTCAGGATTTGTTCGCGCAAGCGCAGGTACTTTTAGCGCAAGCGACATTATATCATCCGATCTTCCAGTAGTTCCTCCTTCTAAGGGCGGAACTGGTATTGCAAACAATGACAATGCAACATTAACAAGGGTTGGAAATCACGACCTTCAATTAAATACATCGTCAAATACCGTTTTAATTCTTCCAACATCGGGAACGCTTTCAACACTTATTGGTGTTGAAACTTTATTAAACAAAAGCGTTTCAAGCACAGGAGCATTAACCGGGGCGTTAAAACTGCCTGTAGGAAACTCAACAACTGAAAGACCAACAGGAACAGCCGCAGCACTTAAAGGAATGGTCCGTTATAATGACACGGACGATTTGTTTGAAGGTTACAATGAAATTGCTGGATGGACTTCAATCGGTGGCGGAGGAACTACCGACAGAGTAACTCAAGCAAGTCATGGTTTTGTGGTTGGTGACGTTCTTTATTTGAATGGAACGACATACACTAAAGCTATTGCTACGTCCGCGGCAGCGGCGGAAGTTATTGGCGTTGTAAGTCGCGTAATAGACGCAAGCACTTTTGAAGTAACATTGTCCGGTGAAATTTCAGGCCTTTCAGGTCTTACGGCTGGAGAAGTTTATTTCTTGTCTGCTTCTACGGCCGGACTTTTAACAACTACAGAACCGACAGTAGTTGGACAAGTTAGCGTCCCAGTAGGCGTGGCATCAAGCGCAACAAGCTTGTATGTAGCTCCTAAGCGCGGATCTGTTGTTGGATCTTCTAACGCTAGAACACAGATTGCTTTAGCAAATAACGCCACAACAACAGTGCAAAACATTTCAGCTTATGATGCAGGTGAATTGACTGGTTGGGTTTCGATCACTGCGACAACACCATTAAGATTTTATGTCAGGGCTGTTTTCAGTAAAAACGGAGCGGCAAGTGATTACAACGTAAGCTACCAAACGTCTGGAGATACGCCTCCGACTTCGTTCTCAGTTACAGCAACAGCGGCAGGTTTGTTGCAAGTAACATTGCCAAGCATTACTGGATTTGCATCAGCAAGCATTAACTATGCCTTGAATGCACCGGCAATTGGAACAAGTTTTCCATTAAGCATAAACGCATCAAGCATTTCAAATCTTGTTGGAACAGTTTCTCAATCTGGAGGAGTTCCAACTGGGTCTATAATTGAAACTGGATCAAATGCAAACGGAACATTTATAAAATTTGCTGACGGAACAATGATTTGTAGGGGCTTACTTAGCGTGACATCTGCAATATCTACCGGAAGTGGAAGTATATTTTATGGTACTACATCTTTTTCTTTTTCAACAGCGTTTTCATCGACACCAACGTGTACAGTTACTGGTATTCGTAGCGCAGCAACTATTTGGGTGACAGCATATTCAACCAACACTACTGGAACTAACGTTTATTTATTTAGCCCAGTTAGCTTGGCATCAGGTGCCGCTGATGTTCAGTATATAGCTATTGGAAGATGGTTTTAATTAAATTAAGGAGTTTAATATGTCAAATAGCGCACTAGGCAGTCAATCAATATCACTGCTTACTTTACCTTCCGGAACACTTGTTGATTACGCTGGAACTGTTGAGCCTAGCGGATGGATGCTTTGTGATGGACGTGCTGTAAGTAGAACTGATTACGCATCTTTGTTTGCAGCAATCGGAACAGCTTATGGCATTGGTAACGGATCAACTACTTTCAATATTCCAGACTTTCGTGGTCGATTTGCAAGATATAATGACAATATGGGAACAGCACAAGGAGCGGCAAGTAGGGATACCGGACGTGTTCACGGATCAGCACAAACTCAAGCAACAAAAACACCTACCGCAGCATTTACTGGAACAGCAACGGCTCTAGGCACTACAAACAAATCAGTCTCAACTGCCGGAGTAACTAATTTTCTAGGAACTTCTAGTGGCACGACCTATGCATCACCTGCAACTGGTAGCACAACATTTTTACCAAACGAACGTGGTGCTGGTGGTGCAACATTGACAGTGAACATAGATCATAGCCACTCTGTTTCAATATCTGGAGGTGGTGACATAGAAACCCGTCCTATCAACCTTTCATGCAACAAGCTGATTAAGATTTAAGGAGCAAACATGACACAGAAAGCATTATTACAATCAGCGGGGGATGGGAGTGCGGTTCCGGCTGGATATGTTGGGGAGGTTTTGAGTTATATTTTTAACACAAATCAAACAACAACCGCGACAAATCAAATTTCTTTATCTGACCAAACTATATCTGCCGGAAGATGGATTGTTTTTATGTCTGGTTGTTGGCAAGCAAGTAATGGAGGAACCGGATCAACAAACAACACAATTTCATTAAGAGTTGATGGTTCGTTGCGAACAACAAATGGAAAAGGGTCAGCATCTATTCATATAAATACAACAGGACCAACAAACGTAGCATTTCCAGCTTGCATTGATATTATTGAAAAGTCTTCGTCGTGGTCTATAGGTGTTACTCAAAATTTAACTTTTACTGCTGGTATTGTTGCTTCTAACGGAAGTCTAACATTAATAAGAATCGCCTAACGCTAAAACTACTCTTAATCGTAAGAGGAACTTAAAATGCAAATACTGTCAAAAACAGTCAAGAAGCCAGAGGATGGCGACAAGGGTTCGGTATGGTTCCCGGCGCTTGAGTTTGACCTTGAACTTTTGAATGACCACGCCCACAACGGCACTAATAGCACCGCGATTCCATCGCTTAATATAACCCCGGTCAAATTAAACATAGCCGCTGGTTCTTGGGTTGCAGCATTTTCACCGCACAATGGAATTTACAAGTCGGCTGTTTTGACTGTTCCAAACCCTCAAAAGACAGTAGATGATTGTGTTCTAATGTTTAAAGACTCTTTGGGCCGACAGCTTCACTTGGGCGTTGAAAAAGTGGCGTCCAACACATTCTATGTTTATATAAATGACCCGATTGATATAACCGTCTACTTCGTGGTTTAAAATGGCACAAAGTATAGAACTAGAAGATTTTTCTGGCGGCGTAACGGACTACTATCTTAACGCGCCTTTAAACAAGATGAAATCTTGTGACAATCTTTTAATCAATCAATATCCAGGAATTGGTAAACCATTTACGCGCCCCGGAAGTGGTTTATACGATATTGATTACCCTCAAATACCGGCTGGAGCGCAGCGCATATCTACGGCGTTTCACTACAAAGATATCCTCCATATTCAAAGTAGCGACATTCTTTATTACTACAGTGAAACAGCTATTGGCGGTGAAAAGTGGGTTGAGGTAAAAGGTCCGCTTCCGACTCAAAATAAAGCATTTATTGGCGCTTCTACGGCAAGCGTTTTTACATACGACCATTGGAATTATCACACGCTTGTTACTCATAGCGGATACCAGTATCCAAAGAAGATCATAATAAACGCGGCAGGAAAACCAGAAGTATTTGAGGCCGGACTTCCGGCAATAAACTCAAGCCCAATTACATTTGCTCCAAACACAGGCCCAAGCAATTACCTTTATAAGTTTGTTTATAAACAACAATATACGGTTCTTGGGAATGTTGTATTTGAAGACCTTGGAACAACATCGGCCATTAAAACGGTCGCCAGCACATTGCCAATAACAATAAGCAACATACCGGTTCTATCAAACGGTACTGATTCAAATTTTAGAACAAACGATATCAAAGTTGAAATATATAGGACTCAAAATAATCAACAAGTTTTTTACCGCGTCGGAGAAGTAACCAACGGAACTACTACGTTTGTAGACAATGTTTCTGACGCAAACCTTGTGAACAATTTACCTTTGTATACAACGGGTGGAATTGTAAACAACGATAGGCCGCCTAGATGCAAGGTTGTTCATGTCATGGGCGACATTGCTTATTACGCCAATGTTAAGGACGCCACAAATCAAGAGCTTAATTTTAGAATCTACCACTCAATTCCCGGCGATGTTGACTCAGTTCCATCAACATTTTATGCAGACGTTGACGATGAGATAATCGCTGTTTCTTCCACAAAAAACAATGCCGTCGTTCTTTGCAGAAATTCTATATATCGGATTGACGGTATATACGATGAGTTTGGGCTTGGCGGCATGAACTTGGAAAGAATCAGCGATACATCAGGGTGCGTAAGTCCACAAGGAGCCGTACAAGCTTTAGACGGTGTGTTTTGGCTTGGTCAGGACGGTGCTTATTTCACTGATGGATTTAAAGTTTTAAAATTAAACGGAGACTACGATAAGACGTATAAGGGCTTTATTTTAAATGTTGATGAGGAACTTGACGACTCCAAAACATTTAAGATTCAAGGTAAATACGACAAGAAAAAGAATCGTATTTGGTGGGCAATCCAAAAGGGTGAAGCTTTTGAGAACGAAGTAAACGCCTGTTACATTTTGGATTTAAACTGGGGCATTAAAGAAAACGCCACATTCACTACAGCTTCCGGTGAATCATTTGCTCCAACGGCCATAGAATTTGTAAATGGCGAAATGATTCGATGTGATAAGCGCGGATACATATTTAAACATAAAGATACGCTTTATTCTGACCCAAAAATAGACACATTTTCTTCCCCTTCAACGTGGGCAAGAGAAGCGATTATTTATGAGCTTGAAACTACATCCATTAACTTTGGTACGTCCACAACAAGAAAATATGTAACGCAGGTAAACGTAACCTGTGAATCTTCGACCAATCTTTCGCTTCTCATTGTGTCTAATAATGACGACAGCCGAAAGGTTGCCGACCTATTGCCAATAAGATACCGCGGCAATATACTCTGGGGCGCAAGCTCAAACCCTGATGTTTATTGGGGCGATCATCAGCTTGAATGGAATCGTCAGGGGCTTATATCTGAAAAGCGCCGGATGCCAGCAAAAAACCTACGGTGTAACTTTAAATCAATTAAGCTGACCAATGCTAAGGTTGCGATCATTAACTCTGAACTTCTTGGCAAAGCTTCGGTTAATTCGTTCTTAAAAAAGGTTACGCTGACTGAAAAAACAACATACGAATGGCCAACAAATTCAGTAGGTTACTACATAGCATTTGAATCAGACAATTATACTAGGGAATATTTGGTTACTGGTAGAAGCCAGTCTGATTTGCTTGAATATGATGAAATCACATATTCAGACCCGGATAACTTCTTGCCTGACGCAACCAATTTAAAATGGGTGTTACGCGGTTATCCAAAGGACGAAGTTCTCAATTTGCTTAATATGAGCCTTGTGTACGATGCCGCTGGTCCTACGCTTAATACATATAAGGTGGCCGATAGCGGGGAAGTTTCAACATGAGAAAATTCCCGAAGCTATTAAGAACGCAAGTTGATGACCCTTACGTTCAAGAAAATTTCAAGCGCCTTGGTGATTTTGCAAGGCAAGATGCCATAATTGGCTGTAATTTTCAGTTCTTATCATTGACAGTTCCAGCCGCAGGTGTTAATCAAAAATTAGAACACAATTTGAATTTTAAGCCGCTTGATGTAATAATATTGAGTAATTCTACCAATGCCACGGTAGTCTTAAATTACAGCCTCTTTGATGAAACATTTATTAATCTAAATTCGTCAGGCCCGACGGTGTTACGCTTGCTGCTTGGGAGATATGAATGAAATTTTGGACTTGGCAAGAAATCAAAGCAAAGGTTCTTCGGGATCTTGATTTGGAAGGCGAAACATTCATTCAGCCCGAAGAAATGCTTGGTTACGCTAATGAGGCTATTGATGAGGTTGAGCGTCAAATTCATACCCTGTATGAAGATTATTTCCTTAAAAAAACCGTCATTACCCTAGTCTCAGGCCAAGAGGCTTACGACATTCCAGACGACATTTATGCCCTTAAAATCAGACAAATGGTTTACCGTAATGGCGCTCAAGTTTGGAAGTTAAACCGAATGAAGAACTGGACAAAATTCGGTGAATATGAATCTGAAAAAGCTGTATCCACAGGAACTACACAGTATGGCTATTTTATAATCAACACCGCCCCGGGTCAGCCACAAATCATTCTTAGCCCGACACCAACAGAAGCCGGTCCTTTTGTGAATGTTTGGTACATCCGTAATGCCAATAACTTAGAATCCGAAACTGATGTATGTGATATTCCCGAAGCCGTAAACTATGTAATTTCATACATTAAAATGAAATGTATGGAAAAAGAACTACATCCAAATCTTCAAAAAGCTATCGCTGATGTAGAACAGCAACGGGAAGATACTCTTAAAACATTAGCAGACATGTACGCTGATAATGAAGATACAATTGAGCCTGACTATAGGCTTTACCATGATATGACCGGAGGTATTTAATGGCCATTTCAGAAAGAAGACCCGGCGAATCAAATACAAGCTATATGCAACGGATTCAAAGGGAGCAAAAAAATAAACCTACAAGGGTTAATGTTGCTCCAAAGCCACTTGGAAATATACCTGATAAGCTTCCGGGAGAAACAGATCAAGCGTACATGCAAAGAATTACCCAAAGCGTAACCGATAGGGTAAAAAAAGTTGGCGATTCATTGACGCCAATGAATGCTGGCCCATCAATGCCTCAATTAAGCCCTTGGCTTTCTATAGAATCACTTGGTGAAAAAGGAAAATTAACTCCATCACTTATTACATCAAAAGCCATTCAAGAAGAAATGGACGCTTCACCTTGGTATAAAATGGCACTTGAACGCCAAGGCATGGAAGAATCAAAACAAAGAGGCGCATCAGAACAACAAATGGCAACACAAGCCGCTCAAGCCCGTGGTTTATTGGCATCGCGCGGAGGTCTTAGAGGTGGCGCAGCCGAACGACTTGCTTCACAGTCGGCTGATAATCTTGCTTTAATGCGTCAAGGAATACTTGGACAAGGCGCAGAAGCTAGGGCTGATCTTGGTCTTAAAGGACTTGGGCTTGCCTCTGATATTGTTGGTCGAAATGTTTCGGCAGAAAATGTGGCGCGTCAGCAAAATGTTGCGAATGTTTGGGCTGATTTGCAAAATCAAAATGCTAGAAACCTTGAAAAATATAGAGAAGAAATGAAAATGAAAGGCGCTGAAGAAACCTCTGAAGGCATTAGAAAAAGCGGTGGAGGAAAAGGATTTTTCCAAGATCCCGGTGGCTCAACACAAGCTTTCTTTAGAAACCTAACAAGATAAGGATTTTTTTATGCTTTCAATGTTAAAAAACAGTCCTTGGCTTAAAATGGGTTCGGCAGCAATGTCAAACGCAGCGGTAGCGCCACAAGCTCCAATGCAAGCACCGCAAGCTCAAAGTGCAATGCCAGACCAACAACTTTCAAGGTATAATGCCATGCGGTCAATGATGGCTGGAATGCCACAATCAGCCGGAGTTGGATCTTCCGCTGCACCAATGCCACAACAGTCTGAAGCAAATGCTTTTTACCAAATGATGCAAAAAAGAAGACCACAAGTTGGTGGAATATTATCAAGGGCCGCGTCCGGCGCATTTAGGGGGATATAATGCCTTTTAAATCTAAGTCTCAAATGAGGTTTATGTACGCAAAGCATCCAAAGATTGCAAAGCGTTGGGCAAAAGAAACAGCTAACGAAAAAGACTTGCCAGAAAAGAAAAGTAAAAGCCCGTGGTTGGACATGGGAAAAAAGGAGAAAAAATAATGGACCCAATTACAATTGCTCTTATTGGCGCTGGCCTTGGGCTTGGAAAAGGAATGATGGATCAAGAAGCGGCTGACAAGCAAAGAAAAATGGCCGCTGTCACTGCCCGTTGGTCGCCTTGGACTGGCATGAGTCCGCAAATGCCAAAAGACGCTAACGTGCTTGGTTCGACGCTTGAGGGTGCGCTTGCAGGAGCAATGTTAGGAAAACAGTTTGGTGCGATGAGTCCAGCGGATAAGCCACTAGACGTTCCACAATTGTCTCAGTCTGATTACATGGGATCAACTGGACAAGATGTTAAATGGCTTGGATATGATCCATTCCAAAGGCAAATAACTGGTTAAGAGGTGCAAAAATGGCTGAACTTGTAAACCCATACCTTTTGATGGGTCGAAGACCAATAAATCAAGATCCGTTTGCGGATTCTTTGGGTTTAAATGTTGCTATTGACCCTAATGCCGCTGCAAATCAACAACAGGTAATGGAACAGGCACCACAAATTCAACCATTGTCTCAACCCCCGGCACAACCAGCACAAGATCAAGCAATGTCACAAGGGTATGGATATGCTGGTCCAACACAGGACGAAGAAGAACGTCAAATAATTGACAGGCTAAGACAGCAACAACAAATGGCGCTGGAAGCTCAAGCAGGCGGGCTTAAATCGGCTGAACAAAGATTACAAGAGGCTTTAGCAAAACCTAAAGAAATTGATTGGTCACCGCTTGTTGCCTTGGTTGACAAGTGGTCCGGTGGAAATTTAATGCAAGCTTATCAGCGCCCAGAAGACAGAAACAAACAAATACAGCAATTGCAAGAAGCCGTCTTAAAAGCCCGTGGAGGTCTTAGTGACGCTGCAATTCGCGCAACAGAAAAAGAGCTTGGATTTTTGAATGCTAAGGAAGACAAAGCTTATAAACAAGCTAACCTTGAATACACAAGGGAAGCTGCGGCAGCGGCAAAACAAAACCGCATGATGGCAAAAGAACAAGAAAGAATGGACAAGATTGCCACACAGATTGGAAAAGAAAAACCTTATGAATTTGTTTCAAAGTCAAATGCTTACGTCAACGCTTTAAACACTTATATGAACTTGGTTGACCAATATAAATTACAACCAATTACATCAGATGCAAAAAAGCTTCTTGAAAATGCTCTTGCCGAAGTATCTATTAAATACAAAGAAGCCGCAAACCTTGGAGCTTTGACAGGACCGGATATGGGGATTATTAGGCAGGCACTTCCAGACGCAACGGCTCTTGGCGAATATGTTAAAAATAAAATTGGTTTTGGAACCGGGGCTGATGGAATAATGAAGGTCCTTCAGCAAGCTAAGTCTTCGGTTAAAAAAGACGTTGATATGGCCATAGGCGACCTTACAAGCAGGTATGGAAAACGCGGTGGACAAGAATATATTGATCCTCTAAAAAGAAACTTTGAACAAGTTTACAATTCATCTTCGGTTGCGCCACCGGCATTTGACAAGGACACGCTAAATGCCGAAATGGAAAGACGAAGAAAAGCAAAAGCAGCCGGAGGAATTAATCCGTGAACGGTCAAAGAGATATAACAAGCTTATCAGACGAAGAACTTGCGGCTGAATTACAAAGGCTTAATCAACAACCAGCACAACAAGAAATTCCTCATGTTTCTCAAGATTTGTCTTCTACAAAAAAAGACGTTAAAGAATTGAGTGACGAAGAACTGTTTAAAGAATGGAGCAAAGTCAACACCCCAGAAGTAAAAGACGAAGCTGCCGATATTAGTGCTTTTGACAGGGCTTTTGTTCAAAACTTTGGCGGTGAAACCGGCGATAAGATCAATTATCTAAAACAGCAATATCCTGACTACGAAATTTCTTCGGCACCCGGCCAAGGCATTCTTGGCGGCGATGATATAATTATTAGAAAGTCTGGAGAAAAAGAATTTAAAAAGCTTGACCCAAGTTCTTGGAAATCTAATTTAAACCCAATTGAAATGATCCAAGATGTTACCGATGCGGGATATGATCTTTTCTCAAGTGCTGCTTCAGGTGTTGCTGCCGGAGCCGCTGGACTTCCTTCTTCTTTCGTTGCAACCCCGGCTGGAGGGCTTGCCGCTGGAGCCGCTGCCGGTGGAGCCACATCAGCCGTCCTTGAGGGTTTGCGTCAAACAATTGGGAAATATCTTGGACCAAAGCAAGCCAACGACTACAACATGAAAGACGTGCTTTTGTCTGGAGCATTGGGTTCGGCTTCTCCGTTGTTGTTTGGAACCGGAACAACAAAAGAAGCATTAGCGTCAGCACTTAAAAATCCTCAAACAGTTTCTAAAGTGCTTGAAAAACAATCGCTTGGTTACATAAAGCCAACAGCTAAAGCGGCTGGAAAAACATCGACAGCCATTGCCGAAGAAGTTTGGAGTCCAGTTCAAAAGGGAATTCTTTCTTCTGGGGCTGAAAAGGCTTTAGGTTCATTTGGTTTGGCACCGGCTCAGACAATAAAAAATGCAACAAAAGAACTTTCTAAACCCATGATTAATTTCATGTCTAAGTTTGTTAAAATCAATCCTAACGCAAAACAAACTAACCAAGAAATTGGTCGCGCACTTCTTCGTCAGGACGCGCTTATTGGTTTTGGTGACGTTGCCTCTAATACAATAAAAAAGAAAATAGATGATAGAGGAAAAGAACTATCAGAAATGTTTGCTAACGGCCTAGAAAAAATGGGCGTCAAATTTGATTATTCAGGATTTGGCGATGATTTAGCAAAACACGCAGAAATGGCACTTGCATCTGGCAACCAAGCCATAAGGGATGTTGGTGAAGCAGCAAAAGATTTGTACCAAAGATTCTTTACTCCCGGAAAAATAAACAAAGAAACCGGACTTGCTGAAAAAGTTTTGTTGTCCCCAAAAGAGACGCAAATGCTTATTCAAGAAATGAAGAACTTTACAAAGGCGGCAAGGAGCACCGTTTCTTGGGATAAGAAAGACGCCAATCAAAAGAACCTTTCAAAGTTTATAATTGACGCATCTAAACGTCTGGAAGATCAGTTTTATGGAGTTTTAGAAAAACAAACAGAAAACAAAAATTTAAGAAAAGAATATTTTAGAAACAAAGAGTTTTTAAGAAAGCTTCTTCCTCAGTTTGATACAGAAGAAAAGGCAGCCCGAAACCTGTTCCAAATCAACAATCCAAATAAAGCCATACTTCGTCAAAGACTCAAACAGTTCGACCAAAAGTACATGGGTAAAGAACCAGTCAAGATTATGGATCTTGCTGAGATGGCTGATGTTGCCAAATTTTTAGGCGACCCAAGTTTGGAAGCTGTTTCTAGCGGCGGGGCAACATCTACTGGTAAGATACTAAAAGCCGGTGAGTTTGGTGGAACGGCTGGTTGGCTTGCGGCTCAGGCTACAGGTTCGGTTGGACTTCAGCCACTTGCGGCTCAGGTTGGTAGAACGGCTGGCCAGTTCTTAGCAAGCCCGTCAACAGTCGCTAAAATATTGTCTGGCAAAACGGCAGTTAGCCGCGGTGTTGAGGCTGGCAAGAAAGCGGCTGTTAAAGCTCTTGAGCCTACAGGTTTACCGGCTCTTGGACGCGCAGCTTCGGCAAAAGCTCAACAGCTTCCAACATGGCTGCAACCAGCGGTATCGCAACAGGCATTAACGCAAGCAGGCGTAAGATCAATTTGGGATATGATGGGAGATTGATATGAAGATGGATATGAGTGCAAAACCTAGCGGCGAAGACATGCCAAAGTCAAATGACGGCGTGTATGACCAAGAACACCTTGAGGAAATGCTTGAAAGCTATCTTGAGGCCAAAAAAATAGAAGCCGATCCAAAGTTGTTTGCTATGATTAAAGACTACGCAATGAGCCGAAATAAAATGGTTGAAGAACTATTTAACACGCCTTCTAAGGCAGAAGCTCCCAAGTCTTTAAAAGACCTTAAAAAGAAATATGACGAAAAGGTCATGTCTGAAATGGACGGCGAATCTGAGGGTGAAGACTGATGGAAGTCAGGCAGGTACGAATACAGGAGATTAAACTGATTAAGACCGATGAACCGGCTCTTAATATCAGGTACATTGGTCGTTCAGACTCAATGGTAGCTCAAGATTCGGACCCTGTTTGGCAGATACTTCGTCAATATAGAAATGGCGATGTAATTATAAGTACCTACGCTTTAATGGGTGAATTTAAAGCTAAATGGACTGACCGCGTATCTTATTTTGATCCGGCTATTCCGAATGACGCTTACCCGCTAGATGGAACCGTTTCAGTCACAGGCGAATTTACACCTTCTGGTCTTCGCGTTGCCGGACGTGTCACCGAAGTATTATTAAGCACAACAAGTTGGACAGCGTTGCCTCCCGGAGGTCCGCTTGCAAACAGAAATGCGATTAACATTCAAAATTATTCTGGCGACGAAATAAGATTAAACTACGACCCGACAGTAGCAGGATTTAAAGGAATTATCCTGAATGACCAGTCAGAAAGAAATCTGGATATAAAGGACAGTATCAATTTGTATGCCAAGGCAAAAATTGGTGGAACCGTAATAATTGTGGATGAGATCAGCTAATGGGATTTGTTGTTCCAGTAACGGCAGGAAGTGATTGGCATTGTGGTTGGTCCACGATTCCGCAGGGAAATATTATCCGCATTATTGAAAATAGAATATCTGTCACATTTGGGCCGCTTGAGTTGGAAGGTACGCTTCTGCTTGAGGGTACGCTTATCTTAGAGGCTTAATATGTCAAACAGTAAAATTCGTTGGTCTTCCATAGCAGAACCAGAAACCCCGCCAGCGGCGCGGGTATTTATGTGGTATGACGAAGGCGATCAAATATTTAAAATAAAGCGCGATGACGGTGTTGCTGAACCTCTTATTGGCGGAAGCATTGTCACGAATACTGTTACTCTAAAGTGCCTTGTTCGTAATATCACTGGCGCTACTATTCCTAAAAAATCTGCCGTTTACATCAATGGAGCAAGCGGAAACCGGCCAACCATTACTTATGCTCAAGCCGGAACCGAAGCTACAAGCTCAAAAACTTTTGGCCTAACTGAATCAGACATTTTGCATAATGGTGTCGGATATGTCGTAGTCGAAGGCCAATTAAATAATGTAGACACTTCGATGTTTACGGAAGGCCAGCTTCTTTGGCTTTCGCCATCGGTTCCCGGTGGATTAACAACAACAAAACCAAGCGCACCAAATCATATGGTTTTCATTGGGTATGTTGTTCGCGCACATCCAACCGAAGGAACAATTGAAGTAAAGATCCAAAATGGATTTGAACTACAAGAACTTCACAATGTTGCCATTAACTCCGTAGCTGAAGGCGACGCTCTTGTCTATGAAGCTTCAACACAACTTTGGAAAAATAAACCAATCGTTGTTCCACCAAGCAATATTTACACCGTAGAATATTTCACGCTTGATTCTTTAAACATATCTTCTTCTTCAATAACATTATCTCATAATCCTACCGACGCATCGACCGTAACCCTTGATGTTATCAGCGGAAGCGCACAAGTTTACGGTGAAGACTATTTCGTAACTGCAAACGTGCTTTCTTGGGATGCCACACCACTTTATGGTATATTGAATGCAGGTGACAAACTTCGCGTCACTTACACCCGATAAAACCATAAAGGAGACAACTAATGGCATTAGTGAAAGGTAAGTTCGTTGATAAAAATTTGCCGATTCAATCAAACAATGACCCGGTAGATCCAAATGATTTAGCCCGCAAGAGTTACGTCGATCAAAAAGCTGCCGACGAAGCTGCCGCTGCCGTTGCTGCGCTTGACCTGTCTGGAAAAGCTGATTTGGTTGATGGCAAGGTTCCTGATGAGCAAATAAATACTTCGGCATTTATTGAAGATCAAGTGATGGTTGGCGTTACAGACAAAGCGCCAAGCCAAAACGCAACGATGCTTGCGATCAATGATCGTGTAAGTAAAGCTGGCGATGAGATGACTGGCAATCTCATCATGGGCAGTAATAAAATTACTCAACTTGGTATGCCAGAAGACGGAACGGATGCTGCAAGCAAGGCTTACATTGATGGCCAAATTGGAAACCTTGAAGGTAATCCAGATGTAGCTGGTCTAGTAGGATCTCTTGCAAACGCTGTGTTTGGTGCTAAAGGACAGCCAAATGGTTTTGCTGAACTTGACGAAAATGGAAAAGTACCTGCCGCACAACTTCCAAGCTATGTAGATGACGTTGAAGAATATTCTGACTTGGCCTCTTTCCCTGCCGAAGGATCGGCTGGCAAGTTATATGTCGCGCAAGATACAAACAAAGTTTACCGCTGGTCTGGTACTGTTTACATTGAAATCAGCGCAAGCCCCGGTTCAACTGACGCTGTTCCTGAAGGCTCAATAAACAAATACTACACAGACGCAAGAGCCGCCGCTGCCGCTCCAGTTCAATCCGTTGCTGGTAAAGTTGGCGCAGTAACTTTGGCCAAAGGTGACGTTGGATTATCGAATGTCGATAATACTTCCGATTTAGACAAGCCTATTTCTACCGCTACTGCAACGGCATTGGCAGGGAAGCAAGCAAGCCTAGGCACCGGGACGACCAGCCAATATCTTCGTGGTGATTTGACATGGCAGACTATTAGCACTTCTGCACCAATGGCTCAAATCAAACACGTTGCAAAAAGCGGAGTTGACGCTACGGCTGACGGTAGCCAAGAGAAGCCTTATTTGACCATTGCTGCTGCTATGGCGTCGATTACCGATGCTACACCTAGCAAACGTTATGTCATTAAGATTGCTGCTGGCGCTTACTCTGAAGCAATTTCTATCAAAGCAAACGTCTTCTTGGTAGGCGAAAGCAAAGAGTCTGTAAGGATTACTGGCGCAGTTTCCATGAACGCAGACTTCAATCAAGCTTCTAGCCAAGATTGTCGTTCCGGCGCAAGCATGGTTTCGTTCTTATCTGCGGCTGACTTTAACTGGACAACCGTAACAAGTCCTGCCGGAAAACTTTACTTCAATGAAGTTGTTTTCGGATCGACTCTTGCTATGTATGGTTACAATAACGCGATTGCACAAGCCCAACTTGATAGCTGTATTTTGTTTGGAAACTTGACAATCAGCGGTATTAACGTAGGTGTTTTCACAAACAACGTGTGTTATGGAAACATCACTCTCAACCAACATCCAAACGGCGGCATGGCTTCTATTTTGAACGCTGCTGGAGGATACTGTGCTGGAACAGTTCGTTTAAACACGACTGTAAGTGATTTCAATAGACGTTGCTCTGGTTTCTTGCGTGGAATGAACTGTGAAAATCTTATCATCGATGGCGCATCGTCTTATGCCGACGTTGATTTGGTTTCTCAGGGAAAGTCTAGCACCCAAAAGCTTAACGGCGGAAATCTAGTAGCTCTGAACCCACGCATCAGCCATGACCTTGAGACTCAAATGCTCAAGCCATTGGCGAACAATGCTCACAACAGTGGTGATTGGGGCAAGCAATGGTTCTTTAACTTCGCCTATGTCCACGCTTCGGCTGGTACCGAAATGTACCTTACGACGACGATGGAAAGCTACGATCCAGCGGGCGACACCGCAGGTCGTCCAATCTACATCCAGCCAGACGGATATGGTCTAAAACCGAACGTAAGTGGTGGCGATGTTATTCTTGAAACCGCTGCGGTTTCTGGAACTGGTGTTCGCGGTAAGGTCAAGATTGATGCCCGTCATTTGGACATGAGTTCTAAGCAAATCAAGGCTCTTGCTGATGGCACAGACGCTCAAGACGCTGTTACCAAGGCACAGCTTGATGCGGCGATTGGCGCTGTTCCTGCCGGTCTAAGTGGTAAAAAAGAGACATTCACATTGTCGGCTGGCGACATCGCTAATGCCTACGTTGATTGCGCTCATTTGGCCGCTGCCGATACCATGATTGTCATGTCTGGCGGTGTTATGCACGTCGAAGGCGAAAGCTACACATTGTCCGTTGTTGGTGGAAAAACAAGAATAACCTTTATTGGCGATCTTGTTGCACCAAGTTCAAGCAAGCTGGAAGCTGGCGACAAAGTTTATATTCAATATCTTAAATAAGGAGGCAAATATGCCATTACCACTACCGTTACCAAAGGAAGAAAAAGAGTTACCTGAACGTGAAATTCCACCAATGGAACCATAAATGAAGATTACCCTTGTAAGTCTGTTATTGTTTCTTTCCTGCGGTCCAAAGAAGAAGGAGCTTCCTATAGTTCCTTCCGAAAAAAAGGAACAGCTTGAGAAGGTTTACAATGATAGGCTTGCAAGGGCCTTCGACCTTTCAAGGCCACAAGATGGATGGCTTGAAATGGGTTGTGACGGAATGCTTTGGGCTGGTAAGTATTCATGTGGTGGAGGCAATCCCAATGTTGTAGCCGCTGAATATAAAGACCAGCCCGGACGTTTCAACAGAATGCCGCCACCCGGTTGTAGCGCCGAACAAGGAAATTCAAAGACTACATGGTCCCGCGATATGGGCATGGGTTTAATCATTCATTCTTGGTGCAAAAAAGACCTAGAACCTTTAAAAAGACACGCATCTTATGGTAAGGCTAACAATTGGATTATGGGCCACCCATTTGCAGACGGACGTGTTTTTTATGTACCAGCTATTGTTGGAATTTTATACGAAGTCATCTATCACCTTGGTGGACCAGACTCAAATAGTAGACTTTGGCCAAGCCTTTATTCAAGCGGGCTTATCGACTATCAAGCTCATTTACAAATGCTTGATATTTGGCTCCGTGGTTCTGTTACTAACAGTATTAAAAATAGTGAATCAACACCGTTAGACGTTTCTCAGGAAATGTATAACCGCGTTATAGAGCACTCCAGACGTGAGCCTGAATGCCCGTTTTACCAGTATATGGCCGCTGTCTATGAAACTGGGGACTTAAATAAAACTATAGACCTTCTTCTCACGCAAGAGCACCCAAAATGCCAATATGTCCGGGGCGATCAGCCAGATAAGGTTGATTTGTCTGAATGGCTGTTTGTAGCAAAACTTAGCCTAGACAAGCTACCAAAGCAGTAGATATTATAGCCGAAACAATTAGGAGGCTATTATGTTGACTGTACCCTATGGAACACTACGCTCTGAGACATTCAGAAATGCCATTGTAAAGCTTGGAACATGCCCAGACCTTGGAATGGACACAAGTTTAAAAGTGCTTGAAATAAGCAAAAAGCTTGAGGTTAAGCTTCGCGAATCTCAAGGCGAATGGGTTACTATGCTTAAACAGTATGTACCCGTTGAAAAAGGAACAAACTTCTTCGCTCTAAACAAAGAAAAAACAGACTTTGCTTGGAAAGACGGGGTTGACCCGGAAGAAGCTAAAAGGAAAATCATGGAGTTTACTTCCAAAGAAGTAACAGTAGACCATGAGCCTTTAGATATTAAAGACTTAAAGCCAGTCAAGCTATCTGCCATTGATATTGCGGTCTTAGACCCACTGCTAAAAAAATAATTAGCGGTTGTTTTTTTTATGCCGGTAATGGTGTAAAATTAGGCTATGGACAAGATAATCAGTAGCTTAAATCAATTGTTACTGGCCGCCGTAATTGGCGTTGTGAGCTTGGGCGTTTCATTCATTGCCGACATGTCCCGTAACATTCAAGCAATGGCATCAAGCGTTCAAGAGCTTAATGTAAGAATGGCTCAAATTAGCGACATAGCTAAAGACCACGAAATTAGGATTAGACAAATCGAAAAGAGGTAGGCCATGGCAGGCATTCAAGAATCAAAGGATGTGATTAAGTTTGTTTGTTCGCTTGTCAGCGCACTAGCTGAAGCTGGACGCGACGGCAAGCCTACCCTTAGCGATGCCCTTCAATTGCTTCCAGTCCTTAAAAAGCTTCCGGCTGCGGTTGAAAACATCAGCCTTATCCCGGAAGAAGCAAGCGACTATGATGCGGAAGAACTTCAGGAATTAAGCAATCTAGTTAAGGAAGAACTAGATTTGCCAAACGATAAGGTTGAAGCTGCCGTTGAGCAAGTTCTTGACATGGTAGTAAAACTATATGCGCTGGTTAAAGCTAAAGAATAAGGCTCTGGTCTTTTCTACCAGCCAAGCGGGAGCGACATGCCCCGCTTCCGTTTTTTAAGGGATATATGAAAGAAAGCGACCTTCTCAGTTACGCACTAACAACCCTAAAACGGCATGACATTGTGGCTTGGCGTGTACCCAATGGTCCGGTTATGCACTCAGTTAACGGCAATATGATACGAAAGAAAAGCCCTATTAAGGGTTTTCCTGACATCGCCGGGGTAATGCCAAATGGACGTTTCTTTGCAATAGAACTAAAAACAGACAAAGGCCGTTTAAGTTCAGAACAAGTAGACTGGATTACCAAGCTTAACATGTCTGGCGCTATGGCCATTGTTTTAAGGTCAAAAGAAGAAATAGCCGAATTTGTGGCTGGCGTATCAAAAATGAAAACCCCACTTAGATAAGCGGGGAGTCCGTAATAGGTTCTTCATTGGAGAATAGTTAATTAATTTTAACAAATTAACGTCCCATGTTACAATGCCAAAATGAAATTTCGTGGACTAGATGTTGATGATTTTATAGTCCTTGCCTTGCTTGCAAGCGGTGTATCCGTCACAGAAATAGGCCGAAAGCTTCACATCACTCAACCAGCAATAAGCCAAAGGCTGTCCAAGATGAAAGATTTTCTTGGCGTACCTTTGGTTATTAGAAGTGGTCGCGGCGTAGTTTTAACGCCTTATGGAAGGTTTTTGAGCAACAGCGCCAAAGACATTTTACTCATCCTCATTCGCTCGCTCCCAGATCCAAGTGGCGATAGGCGGTGCGATAGTCTTATCCATGACATGTTCGGCAAAGCCAGCGATGGGACTACAGACAAAAGGAATGATGCCTAATCCATCCGTCATAATTGTGCATGCTATTTCTACTGTCCAATAAGTTATAACCCCGGCTCCGCCATGGTGTTCCCAATACCAACCCCAAATTAAATGCCCGGAGAAATGGTCTTTATAATCAATCAGGGTGTATAACTCTGGTTCTATCATGACGACAATGGCGTGATTGAAAATGTAAAGGTCATGGAAATGAAAAAACTCACACATCACTTCGCCGATAGCGTCTTCTATTTTAATGTGTAAATTTTCAATCCATTCAGACCAAGGTTCGTGGTCCCCCATTTCTTTCATGCCAAGTGCGGTTATTTGGTAATGTCCTTTGTAAAACATCATGTATTCGTAGAAAATGTCATCAGCAAGCTTGTCATTGCCAGTGTGACGCAAAACACTATCGGCCCGACGAAGAAGCGCCTCAAGAGCCTCATCGGCTTTACGGGCTATTTCATAGCGGTCTTTAAAAGCTATTTTTAATTCATTGTTAATTTGTTCTACGTTTACGTTCTTCTTGGCCTCCCGGTAAGCTTGGTCTACTTCTCTTTTATTTGTATAACCAAATTTTCTAGCAAACTTATAAACTTCTTTTGTCGGCTTGTCGTTCTCTGGGGCTTCGTGGGCAAGGGCTGTTTGGAAAAAAAATAAAGCCAAAACAAGTACAATCATTTGCATGGTTTACCCTCCCGCATCTTTTTAATTATTTCCTCAAGCTTCTTGGTGTCTCCACTTTTTCTGGCATCCTCTATTGCTAAAGAGCATTCTTTTATTTCGTCGGCTTTGTTGTCTTTAACCAAGCCTATAAGCAGCTTGGCAAGTTCAACCATTGCGGACAAAATAGCGGGCAAATACGGCAACCAAATCGGCATCGCATACCTCCAGTCTAAATTGTGTGGGCTTAAAACAATTTTACCACGACTCAGAAGAATCGTGGTAATAATTGGAAGAAATGAGATTTGACTTAGGCGAAAAAATCGCCTAACAATCCTAATAATACCAGACCGCTAATTATGATGAAACAACAAAAGTACATAAATTCCATTATAGAGATCCCCCTTCAATTTTTTCTTTTAACTCACTGATTGGCCTAAGATTTCCTTGTGGAACAAAGAAAAGACTAGCGCCATTTTTTGTGGTCAGAAGAAACTTATCTTGCTTGGCTTCAAATCCATACATCCATCCGCGAACAAGGTATTCGTTGGATGTCGGGTTTCGTATCACCAAAACGAATGGAGCCTTGTCCTTGTCTTCGGGCTTAATAATCAGACGGCCAGTAAAATACTCCGTACCCCTAATTTCAATATTATTATTTAGGTCGAAAATTTGGCGCTTATTGTACCAATCTTCCTTGGTAAATACGTTTTCTTTTGCCTCAGCACCAAGAGCCTTAGCTGCCGCAATTTCACATTTAAAGCCTAAAACGTGTCCTTTTTCACCGCCATTTCTTTTTCGCGGGTCCATTCCACAGTTCATGTCTTCAAAAGCCTGATTGCGACGCGCACCGATTTGTTCGGCATAAGCTTCTTCTTCGTCTGACAATTTAACCTTAATCATAATTTTTCAATCATCACAAAGGGCTGGCCGCCGGGATGTTTGGCCACCATAGCAACAAAGTACCCCGGCGAATCAAAGTAAACTCCAGTAACATGATCTTTATAAACAGCTTCAACCTTGTCCGGGAAGTTTAAGGTGAAAAACTTAATTTGTTCTTTTTCATCTAAAACAACCCGTTTCATTCAGCCTCCAAAATTGGCAAAACGACGCAATCAATTTTCATTGTTAAAGCCCCTCATTAGCAGGCTTTCTGAAATGTCAAATCCACATCCACGAATAAACAAATAAAACTCATTTAAAACATCGCCAATATTTCGTTCGCTGAATTGCTTTGCGTATTCCCAATTATTATCAAGATCACGCACCTCAAAACGCCACATCATGCTGGTCGCTTTTAATGAGTTTTCTGGGCTGCCAGTCGTTTCCTTTGGGAAGTCCCCTAGATTCACCGTTTCCATCAATCCATCCTTTAAAAAAAGCGTTCCAGTGACCAGCTATTTCGCCACGCGGGAACTTGTTTCTTATTCCATAAATCAAATTCTTAGATTTATTTGTGTAGCCGTCTTTCCAGAAATCTTCAAACTGCTTCCAGTTATCAAAGCGGTACAGCAAGCCTTTATTTTTTATAAAATAACTTGCCACTACAACCTCAAAATGGAATAGATTCATCAACAACTGGAGCTTCTGAAGCTGGAGTTTTTTCAGCTTTAGGAACGATTCTCCAGTCATTAACAACCAAATTTACACTTACTTTAGGCTGTCCATCGGTTTTACCAAGGTATGGCTCACCCACATCAAGCTTGCCCGATACATAAACTTCTTCGCCCTTATTGCAGCGTTCAATAACCTTCATGTAGTTTTTGCCAAAAACGGTGCAACGAACCCAAGTGGTCTTTGGCTTATCACGCGTACCGCCAGCAACGGCCATGCTAAATTCAGCCCAGTTTGTAGCGCCGTCTTTAGACGTTTTAAGTTCTGCCGGTCTTCCGATGTATCCAGTAAAAGCACAGTTATTAATCCCTAGCATTGTAAGCCTCCCTAATTGTTTCACACACAACTAAAATAACTAACCCTAAAATAAAAGCGCACCCTGTAAAAAAAGCACTCATGGTAATTTCGTTTTCCATGATGAATGACTCAAGTTCGTTATTTCCACCCACTATATCGTTCTCCTTTCAATATTTCGTCCGGTGTTTCTTTCACTGTAAACTCACGATTCGCTGCCAATAAAAGAGTTCTATCGTCATCGCGAAACATCAAAGCTATTTCGTCAGCATTTAAATAGATTTCGTTGTCATGCTCCGCGTCAGTTAGCTTTATGAACTTCACTTGTCATCCTCCGGGTCACGGTCTGGTCCTTCTGGATTGATAGCTTCCCACTCTTTTTCAACCGCTGCGGCAGTGTATGGTTTTCCATTCATGCGTTTACACAAAGCCTCAATCAATTGAACGTGTCCTTTCTTTTGAAGGTAAACTGTTAGCTTTTTGACGTGTTCGACGTTTGTAAGGCTGAATGTCTCAACAGGAGCGGAAGCGTTGGCTGGAGCCGTAGTTTTGGCCGGAGCCACAGTATTCGTAGGCCCCTTAGTTTTAGAATCAGTTTGAGCGGGGCGCATAGCACTTGCCGCATTACCGTCGTCATCGTCATCAGCACCAACCCCCGCTATTGATTGAATTGAATATCGTTTTAAATAAGTCGCACAGCTACCAGCCGCTTGCGGTGTGTTTTGCTGCGGAGTAAGCCCAAATTGGCTGCGAATCCATTGTCCGCTTTCGTGCATCAAAAGCGTTGTGCATGTAATAGTTGGTCCGTCGTTACCTAGTCCTTGAACAAAGCTCAAGCCATTCTCAGTAAACGGACCACGAATCTCATCAATGATGGCAGCAAGGTCAGCATACTTAGATTTGAAATGAGGATTGATGTTTCCTTTGTTAGCGTGACGAATCTTGGCTTGAGCTTTAGCTAAAGCTTTTGCAATGTCCGCTATCTGATCGCTTGTTTGTAACATTATTTGCCCCCTGTTTTTTCTTCGACGGTTAAATTTTCAAGCCTAACAAGATGTGCCCAAGAGAAATCCAAAGACTTACTTTTCATATCGTCTTTTAGTTTTGCCGTATCTAGCACCCAGACTTCTTTTTTGGTTCTATATTCTTCTGGTACTAAACTTATTGCCTCATCGTCAAGAGCATGATCTGTAGACCACTTACGCTCAATGTCAACAACAAGCCTAGCAGGATTAAGACGTTTATAATAAGTTCGTTCGTTACCGCGGCCCTGTACTTCAGGAAATACATTCGCAAGGTAGATCGCATATTCTTTTAACCTTTCATATTTGTTTGACCAGCTTTTTGATTTGTCACGAAGCGCGTCTGCGCGTTCCTTCAGTGCGGCGGCTTGTCTTTTTGCCAGATCCATATAACCAAGTAAGCGGTCAACTTTTTCGTCTACCGATTTAATTTGAGCAAAATGCTGTTCGCACATATCCAAAGTAATTTCATCGGCGGTATCAATTTGCTGTTCCATTAAGTGAAGAACGGACAGCATTTGTGCTAGTGTTTGTTTTTCTTCTTTGGCGGCGGACATGTTTTAAACTCCTTTCTATCTAAAAGATCCCGGATTGAAGCCCTTAAAGCCTGAGTAATACTTATGTCGCGATCTTCGCACCACCGTATTAGCTCCTTTTTCATCGCCCGTGGTAAAATACAATTGACCCTTTCGTAGTCTGTAGGCAGCGCGGCCATTCATTGTCTCCTTTTTTTGATTGGGAGGAAATTTTTACCATGTCAAAAAATCAAGTGCAAGCAGTTAATCGTGATTACGCATTGCTGGCTCCCTTCTTTGCTAACGCTTTGAAATTAGCAATAAAAGAATGTCAGGACGAAGGTTATCCAATTGAAATGTTTGAAGGCTATCGAAGCCCAGAAAGACAAGATTACCTTTGGGAACAAGGCAGAACCAGAGAAGGGAAAATAGTCACACACTCATCGGCGTGGAATAGCTGGCATCAATACGGACTTGCTGCCGATCTTGTTGGTAAAATTAATGGTAAATGGGATTGGTCTTTAGATTACGATAGAATCGAACAGATTATGAAAGAACACGGTTTTGAATCATTAAAATTTGAGCGTGTTCATTTTCAAATGACTGGCGGCATGAAAATAAAAACAGCAAGGGAAATTGCTGAAAAACATGGCGTCCAAATTGTTTGGCAAAAAGTTGTTGAACTGTCAAAATTAGACAGCTAAGTTCACCGCACAAATCACAAAAACAAAAACCTTGGCGTTTAACCAAGGTCTTTGCTTCCCTACTAACTATAGTTTACTTGGTTTTTCAGGAGAAATTCAATGAAAAAAATAGCAATCACATTGCGCGGAGAATTAACGCTAGACGACGAAAACAATGTTGTCGGATTTAATTTCATCGCTCCAAACGCACCGGAAAAAATAAGAGTCAAAAAAGAAAAAAAGACGGCCAGATCAGCCGCTACTTGGGAAGCATACGCCGATGCCTATAAACGTGTTTATGGCATTCTACCATTGCGTGACAGGCAAATGAATATGACGCTTTTAAAATTTGTTGAATCCCTTGGCGAAGCTGATGCCCCTGAGTTTTGCAAGTGGTATTTGTCCAAGAATGATTTCGATGTGGTTCAGCGCCGTCACAGTGTTGATTGGTTGTGGTATAATCGTGAACGCTACTTCGCAGATTTCCGTGGCGCTAAAAAGAATCTAGGAAACGAACTTTGACCACAGAAAATATACATGACGTGGTTCTGGGGTTGATTTTAAAAGACCCTAAGAACCTAGACGAAGCTGTCACTTGTGGACTGAACGAAGACCACTTCGACGGCTGGCATAAACAGGTCTATGCCACTTTCTCAGAAATGAGAAAAGAAAACATAGAGCCAAACTTTATGAACGCATGTATGAGGATGCCTAGCCTTGTAACAAATCTAGTCAACCTTATCGAAGTAAGCCCCGTTGGAGTTAACTTTGGTTGGTACTGTAACCAATTGATAACCGTTTCAGCCCTGAAGAAAAAGGCCATGGATTTACAAGCCATTGCCCAGTCTATGCTCAAAATGACTTACGCCGAAAGCCCAGATCCAGTCATTAACCTTGTACACAAGGCATTAAGTGAAATACAGGATTTAAGCCGCTCAGACGACAAGGCTACCCGGTTTACGGAGAAGCTATTAGACGACACGCTGAAGCGCATAGAATCGCGTATAACCGATTTTAAAGAGGGGAAACTGCGTGGCATTCAGACAGGTATTCCCAAGCTAGATGAGAACACCACAGGCTTTGTAGGCGGTCGTTTCTACATTATCGCCGCCCGGACATCGGTAGGTAAGACCACGTTCGCCAACTTCTTAGCTATGTCAGCCTTGTTACAAGATAAGAATGTCCTTATTTTCAGTAACGAAATGGATGGCGAAGACTTGGTTGAAAAGCTAATCAGTAAGCTAACGGCCATTGATTCTAAGCGGATACAAACAGGCGACTTGCACGATAGTACACTCACAAGAATTGTAGAAAAGGTTAATGAACTTGCCAAGTTAAGGCTAGGAATTAACCAGCACTACGGCTGGAGATTAGAAACCCTAGAATCAGAAATCTACAAGCAACACCGCGCCGGTCGCTGCGACATTGTATTTGTGGATTATACCCAACAGGTTAAGTTTAGCAGTAAGACCAAGCATGAACAGGTTAGCGAAGTATCAGACCGTCTGAAACGGATTAGTCGCGAATTAAATATTCCCGTTGTCGGGTTGGCTCAGATTAACCGCGAAACAGAAAAAGGCGGCGTTAGCGTCATGCCCGGATTGGCCCAATTAAAAGATTCTGGAAGCCTTGAACAAGATGCCGACGTGGTTATGATCCTTCACAAAGAAAGAATTAGCGACGAATCTACGGTGTTAAATCTAGCTAAAAATCGTCATGGAAAAACAGGTATTATTAACCTCATTCACCACATATCTATTCACGATTACAGCCAAGCGCCGGGCTAGGCGATTCATATTCAGCCGAACGATAAGGCATATTGGTTTTAAGCATGACGTGGCTGCCGTCAAAGTCAGCATTACTTTTCTCATGCCAAAGCAAATAGTTGTTGGGCTGCAAACAAAATTGACCGTTATTTAGTTTAATTAGGTGTAGGCATTTATGCTCATGCGCCACTTCTGCGGTCGTCCCAATGCCCGACCAGTCAAAGGTTGTTATGTACTGGCCTTCGACATTCTGAAGTTTGAGGCAGCGCACACGTTGATTATAAAGCCACTGGTAGGTGATTACTTCCATGTCATGGCTTGGGCAATCCCAAGGCTGAAGCTCATGGAGTTTGAATTGTGGAACCGCAATAGTGGGTTCCCTGAATGATGAAATGGGAAGACGATAATATACCGCGCCGTTATTTAATTGGCAATGAAATAAAATCACGCGGCCCGGCAAAGAACACGCCCCGAAGATTCGGCACTCCATTGTACCCGCAAGCGCGTTATTAGTCAAAGATGTGCGGTTGACGTGGGTGTAAATTATAGGGGTGTTGACGTTCATTCATCTTCAACCTTAATCGTGAACTGATTATCCTCATACCCTTTTATAGAGTCATGCCAATGTGTTTCTCCATTAGTCCTACTCTTATGACGCGCTATAAACTCATCTTTCATCATTTTGTTGACAATTTTTTCGGCTCTATACGAATCGAAGATCGTTAATGAAGAAAAAATAATTGTGATTATACTAAACCCAATAGTTATCATTTCTGGAATGCTCATTTTTCACCTCAATCCGCTGGCCAGTAGGTGACAATTACATACCAAGCGTTTGGGTCCGCCACATTTATTAGCTGCGTTGGATCGCTGTAGCTGATGTAGGGATTAAAACCCTGACTGTCTATATAGGCATCAGCGGCTTCTCGGGTTGAAAACTTCATGTAAACATTTTCGGACGGCATAGTTACCTCAAAATTAATCCAATGACGTAGCCTGCGGCAAAACTGGCGATCCACAACAGGCTAAGAATCGGGACCGGCACCATTACCGCTATCGCTATCGCTGGCAGCAAAGCAGACAGGGCAATGAGAAGGTTGCTATCTACATTGTCTCCTACAATAAATCCAGTAAAACCTCCGAAGAAGATAACGACCAACATTAAACACACTACTGCCAATACTAGCGTTTCCATATTTGCCCCCATTTGTTGTGGAAGTAATTAGTTTATCTAAATATGATCGGTTATTCTACAGTTCTACTTATATGTGTGTCTGAATATAGCGGGGTTTTAACCCTCTTACTTACTCGGACAAGGCCGAAAGGATTGCTGCGCTAGTGAAGCGGTCACTTGATTCTTCTCCTAGATTATGAGTAGGGCACTCAATGTATCATGTAGATACGCTCAGTAACTTACTCATAACCAGCTTGTACTTCTACAAACTGCCGACCCCGTAACGGCCTAGACCAAATCAAGACACCATGTTTTTTCTCATGGTAATTTGCCATCCTCTTAAAGCTCCCTTCATTGCGGTCTTCACCACAACTATCAAGCAAGAGACAGGCAACACTTCATGCTGTTCGTCACAGCAATCAAATTCAGGTCAGTGTATTTTAGACCTTGGTACCCAGTTTAAAGTCCGTGGGCGCAAACGACTTTCTTGTTTACATTTAACTTCTCAGGAAATAAAACATGAGTCAACAATCAAAAACTTATTGGAGAATTGGCCATGTTTCACAAGGCTTTGATAGAAAAACCCAAGTTTTATAAAAACAGAAAAGATCCGGCGGTTTATGGTTTCATTTGCCCAATGTGCCAATCAAGATGGGGTATGCAACCAGTTTACATTGACGTTAAAAGATGCGAAAATTGTCCACCGTTTACTTCTGGCGATCAATTATATTGGAACCAAGCACAAAAATCAGCTTATCGGCGGCGGCGCGAAAAAGGAAAAAAGCTATGAAATGGTTAAAATCTTTAAAAAGCGATAGAAAAGAATGTTGTTGTTGTAAGACTTTAATAGAAAGGTTTAATACCGTTGATTATGCGTTACTTTCTATATTAAATCTATTAAAAGACTTAAAATCAGTTAAAGATTCTAAGGATTCTAAAGATTCTAATAAAACATTAACTAAGAAAAAGAGGCCCAAGCCCGTGCTCAAGGGCTAAGACGATTGATTCTTCTTTGGACTGGGTTAGACCTTCCCCCGCCCCGGTAAAGTAAAGCACCGCGTGGCAGATTTCGTGAAGAAGCGTGGTCTTCCAGTTTGAGCCTTTAAGTATATAGATAGTTTTAGTTTCGCTATTGAACGCGCCAAGCAATTCATCGCTGCCGTCTTCTAGGTATTCGACAACTTTGACCGTTACCTTTTGTCCGCAGACACAGACAAATCTAGGTGGCCGCTTTCGATTAAACGCTGATCGGCTTGCCATAAAGAATCGTCCTTCCGTTTTTAATTGGTAATAAATCTAAAGTTGTTTTGCCATGCTTATCAACATGAAGAAGTGCCACGGCTTGCTGCCAACCCGAAGGAGTTGGCTGATGCGCGGTTTCTACTTCGTTGCTGATATGACCAAGTGAGCAAGCGTAGTGCTGGCCGTCAAAGATGTATTGAAGCCTATGGGTATGGCCAAAGACGACGTTGGTGCGGTACTTTTTTAGGCATTGTGCTGCGACGTGTTCATTGAAGTAAAACCCGTGAAAAAAGGTGCAATCACCTATTTGACAAGAGTTCCATTTGCTATAGGAATGCCAATGCCATTTGTGTACGCCGACTTTGTTTCGTAGGTCAATGCCAAGCAATGTCTTCCAGTCGGGAACCAGACCATGAAGATCGCGGCAATGGCCTGCAATGTAGCGTGATAGACGGTTCTCGTGGTTACCCTCAAGTAAATGAATGTTGCTTCCTTCTTTGAGATTTCGTGACCATTCGTTAAGTATTTGTTTGAAGTCTTCAATATCTTCTGCCAGCAAGTTTCTTCGCGACGGATCTTTAGAGTAAGTGCTGATTTGAAAGGCATCTAAAAAATCGCCTAACATAACCATGCCTGACAATTGTGGAAGTTCTTTGATTAGTTTGGTGACAAGTTTTACAGCCTTGATGTCGTGAAAAGGCACATGAATGTCTGGGACGATCAGATAGGTTTGCATGATCGGAGCCTCGCGTTATTTGTGTGCGTTGCTCAAGTTTAACACATCATGCAAGGAATACGTTAGTCGTCTAAGATGTCGATTATGCCTTCGTCGATGAGATCCTCAATTGCTTCGCGCATGGATGATTCTTGGACCTTGGCCTTTAGGTGAATCGTCGCGCTGGAGATCATTTCCATGATGCGAACTAGGTCGTCTTCTAAGATCATAAACCAGCGCCCGTGACTCATTTCCAATTCCAATCTCATTTTATTAAAATCATAGAATCTTTTTAAAATGATTGTTGATTCTATTAATCTTTTAAAATGGCAACTGATTAAAAAGCGTTAGCTTTCAGTCATACCATTCTGCCGGGGAAATTGGAAATTCAATTTCAATTTTGAATTTTGGAATTTCAAAATCCCCAAAATAGCCTTATAGGGGTTTTTGTCTAAGGGTGAAAAGCTAAGTGGGCGATTTTATTGGAGTGCGTTGTAAGTCTATGATTTGATTTGAGAATCTGCGCTGTTTTTTTAGGGTTTTTTCCTAGTTCAATGGAAGGCGCTGAATTGATTGAAGTATACATAACTATTTTTCCCTAAAAACAACCCAAGGCGCGGGTTGTGGGCATAGAATCGCATAACATTCATACAATGTCAACAATTTTTTAATAGAATCTTTAAAATAGTCCATTGATTTTAAGGGTTTTTAATTGGCCTTTAATTTGCATAGAAATAATTAGTAAAGTTTTAAAATACTTTACCGAATAGACTGGTAGGGAAAATGGTTTTCCCAATCAAAACAACCTTTAAAGGGGAATAGTTATGGCACATCAAGTCGAATCTATGTTCTATGTAGGCGAAACACCTTGGCATAAATTGGGTACAGTGTTACCGGAGGCGCCGACAATCAGGGAAGCCATTGTCGCTGCTGGCCTTGATTGGACGGTTAGCACTAGGGCACTTTACTTGAACCAAGGCGACAAAATGGTAGCAGTGGATGATGCTAAGGCCATTGTTAGGGATTCTGATAACTCTTGCCTTGGGGTTGTGGGTAGCCGTTATGTACCACTTCAGAACGATGTTAGTTTTGATTTTTTCCAGCCGTTCGTTGACTCAAAATTGGTTCAACTTGAAACGGCTGGAAGTTTGCAGAATGGTAAGAAAATTTGGGTATTGGCTAGAATAGTTGACAAGGGTTCGGATATTCAAATCGCTGGCGACGATGTTGTGCGAAAATTTATCATGTTGTCAAATAGTCATGACGGTTCAACGGCCATTCGCGTGGGTTTTACGCCGGTTAGGATTGTATGTGCTAACACTTTAAAGGCCGCTCACAATTCCGATGTTAGCCGGTTGTTAAGAATACGCCATACAAGGAATGCCCAAAGTGCTCTATTGGATATTCAAAACGCAGTTGACCTAATTAATCAGGAATTTTCTGCTACGGCTGAACTGTACCGATCAATGGCGGGC